AATCATACAGATCTTCAGACACCATGGTTGATCAATCCATATGGGCAGAACAAATATACACGCTAATGATCAACAATGCTCATGTAAAATTTACATATGTTGAAGGCACAATCCCTAATAAATTCTTTGAACTAGCAAATTGTAAACAGTTTGACTATGGCCAATTAAATGACCATATAAATACTAAGAATGAAACTGCCTGATAAAATAAAAATAGGTTGGAAAGATGTTGACCTTGAAAAAATAAAAGTTTCCTTTGCAAAAAATAACTCAGACTACTGGGGGCAGTACATTGCCCGACAGAACAAAATTGAGATTCAGGAAGAAGCACAAGGCCAAGATTTGGCCAATACACTTTTACATGAAATAGTACACGCCATTGTGTATCATTCATCGATGAACGCTGAGGGCGGACCCTTAACACAAGATGGTGACGAAGAGCAAGTGGTCAACTCAATGACCAATTGGTTAATGGGTGTGTTTAAAGATAATCCTTGGTTGTTGGACTTTCTTAAAGAAAACATACACGGAAAAAATTCCAAAAAATAAAGCTTTTTAGATTGGTTGACTTATTTGGTATAATACCATATAATAATGGTATTAACTTATTAAGAGGTAACAACAAATGACAAACGCACAATTAGTATTAGAAAAAATTAAAACATCATTATGCCATGAAGGCACAACTTACAAAGGTAATTCAGGAACATATATGTACATTGAAGGCAAAACAACTTCTGAAGGAACAATCAATGGTGTTGTAAAGAAGATTGATGATGCAGGAGTATCTAAAACAGCTGGATCATTTAAAGTGTTGGAAGATGGCACTGTAATGAGATTTACTGGCATTGCAACTGCAACATCTCGTGCAATTACAAAAGAGATACAATCACAAACACCAGATGCACATCCAGGAGCAGAGCCTGAAGAAAAACAAGAAGCAATTGCAGTCTAGCCAAAAAGAGCTTAGAATATCAAATGTGAACAAAACAATTTTGATTGCTGAGTCTACTTGGGCTCAGCAATTTTGGAGATCTGTACTTGCCGCACTGCAACATAATCATAAAAGATGAAGTAAATGTAAAACTAGAAGGTCTTGATCTAGTCACACGTAGAAAACTAACCAACAAATTCAAATACGAGATTCCAGGTGCTCGCTTTATGCCGGCAGTAAAATTAGGCAGATGGGATGGCACTGTATCCTTTTTCACACAAGGAGGACTAACTTATGTTAATCTATTACATGAGATAATGCCTATCCTTGAACAAAATAATTACACATTCGATCTCGATGATCGAAGAGAACAACTAGATCTTAAATTCGATCCAGTCAATGAAAATACGTTTGCTGACGTAACATGGCCTGAAGGACACACACATGAAGGACAGGCTATTGTGTTGCGTGACCACCAAGTTGAAGTAATTAATAATTTTATAAACAATCCACAGTGTTTACAAGAAGTGGCGACTGCCGCAGGCAAAACTATTATTACAGCCGCACTGTCAAAGATGATCGAACCATATGGAAGATCAATAATAATAGTACCTAACAAATCTTTAGTGACACAAACTGAGGAGGATTACATTAACATGGGACTCGATGTTGGTGTATACTTTGGTGATAGAAAAGAGCCAGGCAGGACACATACAATTTGCACATGGCAATCTCTTAACATACTAGAAAAGAAAAGACAAAATGCAGAAGATGATCTTATTGAAGAATTCAAACGTGATGTGGTTTGTGTCATAGTCGATGAAGTGCATCAAGCAAAAGCAGATGTATTGAGAAGATTGCTAACCAATGTGTATGGATATGTCCCTATACGTTGGGGACTAACGGGCACTGTACCTAAAGCAGATTATGAATTTAAATCTTTACATGTGTCACTAGGAGATGTAATTAACAGAGTAAGTGCAGTAGAACTACAAGAAAAAGGTTTACTTGCAAAATGTAATATTGAAATATTACAGATGTGGGACTATGTGGAATACAAAAATTATCGCGAAGAACAAACGCATCTTGTGACCAAACAAACAAGAATAGATTACATTGCAAGAATGGTAGAACAAATGCGTAAATCTGGCAACACATTAGTGTTAGTAGATAGAGTAAAGTCAGGCGAATTGCTGACTGAAGCTATTCCTGATTCAGCATTTGTCCGTGGTGCAACGAAGGCAGATGAAAGAAAAGAACACTACGACGACGTCAAAACAGCAGACGATAAGGTCATTGTAGCAACCTATGGTGTTGCAGCTGTTGGCATTAACTTGCCACGCATATTCAATCTTGTGTTGATCGAGCCTGGCAAGTCGTTTGTAAGGGTAATACAGTCCATTGGAAGAGGAATACGTAAAGCACAAGACAAAGATTTTGTGCAAGTGTGGGATGTGTGTTCAACAGCAAAGTTTAGTAAACGCCATCTTACAGAACGCAAAAAATTTTATCGCGAAGCACAATATCCATTTACAGTCACAAAGGTTGACTATCAGTAATGAATCCACATATAATAAAATTACATGCAAATATTGACACTAGACAACACTGCTTATCTATTGAACAAGATTCCCGACCAAGTAGAAGAAGATATGCGTTTCGCTGTGCTGGACAATTCAGATTCTCAAAATCCTGACTTCTTTTTTGTTCCTTTAATTTACTTAGAGTCTTTTGCTTCTCCTTCAGCGGTGCTAGAAATTGAAAACCAAAAAATACAAATGCCTTTAGATTGGCACATATTATTGGGCGATCCTGAATGTGGAGATCTAGAAATACTTCCGTTGACATCACTAAATGATAGATCATTTCATGCATTTTGTTTCAACCCAATCACAGACTCTATGCCTTCATACAAGGAAGTTAAAATTACAAACATTTATAATGAAGTAGAATGGTTTTTTCCGCGAACAAGATCTAATCAATTGCTAACAGTTCCACTGTCTACCGAGACAAAACCAAACTGTGCATTTTTTGTTAAAGAAATAAATCGCAACAATGACACCATCTTATTGAACAATTTATTTCATGCTTAATTTTAAATTTAACAACGACTCGCCCTTGAAAATTATTGCAGGGCCTTGTCAAATAGAATCAGAAGAACATGCTATGATGATGGCTGATATTATTAATGGTATTTGTAATGATGTAGGTGTGCGTTGGGTGTATAAATCAAGTTTCGACAAAGCTAATAGATCTTCAATAAAAGGCAAACGTGGGGTGGGATTGAAACGTGGTTTGCAGATACTCGAACAAATAGGAAAGTCATTTGACGTGCCTTTATTGACTGATGTACATGAGGCTGACCAGTGTGGCGTGGTTGGTGAAGTGGTTGATATAATACAGATTCCTGCTTTCCTATGTAGGCAAACAGATCTAATAACAGCTGCCGCACAAACTAATAAAATTATCAATGTTAAAAAAGGACAGTTTATTTCATACACAGATGTAGACAACATTAAAATAAAAGTCAATGAAGCATGGAATGATCAATTTATGATCACCGAACGAGGCACAATGTTTGGTTATAACAACCTTGTTGTTGATCTCAAAGGATTTCCATATATGAAAAAATTGTGTCCTGTGATATTTGATGGCACACATTCTGTGCAACAACCAGGAGGACATGGCACATCCTCCGGAGGAGACAGAACTATGGTTGCTCCTTTGTGCATGTCAGCAGTTGCCCAAGGCATTGCTGGAGTATTTCTTGAAGTACATGATGATCCAGATAATGCTCCCTCAGATGGGCCTAACATGCTCAACCCAGATCAGTTTCGCAAATTAATAACACAATTAAAAATACTTGATTCAACCATTAAACAAAAGTTATAATATACTATGGCAGTAAATTTTTTAGACATCAAATCAATGATGAGAGCAGTAGACTCTCGAGACAAAACTTGGTATGATCGCTTGTCTGGTGATCAAAAAAAATTATATTCTCCCTACATGTCAATGAAATGGGCCGCGGCTGTTGAACACAAAGATAAGGTGATACAAGAATTTTACATAGAAGAAGTAAATGAAAATGTCAATAAACATTTGTGGACGCTTAGTAAGAATCACAAGTCTTTGCTGTGGAGACTGACAGCAATGTGCGGTTCAACTTTCAATATGTTTCATAAATGGTTTTATCCTAAGAAGAAAAAAACATCAGACAAATCTAAAATGAAAGAACTGCAAGAATACTATCCTGCAATGAAACAATCGGATCTTAATGTGTTGGACGCACAGATAACTACACGTGAATGGACTGAAATAAAAAAACAATACGGTAACGAAAAATGACATATCTTGTAAATGACAAATGTATAATGTGTAAGCACACTTCGTGTGTAGAGGTATGCCCTGTGGATTGTTTTTATGAAGGCGACAACGTATTGGTAATTAATCCCGACGAATGTATAGATTGTGGTGTGTGTGAACCAGAATGTCCTGAAGAAGCAATTATACCTGACAATCTTGATGAAAACAACAAATGGTTAGACTTCAACACCAAATGGAGTGCTAAATGGCCTGTCATCACTCAGCCAAAAGATCCACTGCCAGACTATGCAAAACATTCAGGTGAAGAAAA